ACCTTCTAAAACAAGCTTGTGAACTTTCTTATTGTCGAGTGTTCCAGTCGTACCAATTCTATGTCCACATTCTGAAAGCTTTTCCATAATAGTCGTTAAGGATTTAGCTTTAAAGTTGTGTGCTTCATCTCCAAAGATAACATCAAACTGCTTGAACCAAGGTGCAGGCTGACGTACAATCGATTGCCATGTGGTAATCAATACATCTGTTTCGAATTCTTTTGGAAAGCCTGAGTATAATTTCTGGCAATGACGTTTTACTTTCCATTTGTTTTCGGATGAGTAATCTTCAAAGTCAGAGTAGAGTTGTTCTACAAGCGATGTAGTAGGTACAACAATAATACATTTTCTTCCGTGTTCAAGATGCCATCTCATCGTTGAATAGATGATAAGCGATTTGCCGGAAGATGTGGGAGATAATAGAAGACAGCGTCTTTGTTCTAACGCGTGATGAATGGCTTCAATCTGATAGTCGTAAATTTCAATTGGTTTGCCACGACCATGTAGATTTAACCACGTTAAAAATTCTTTTAATTGATTTCCATCAATGTTATCTTGCTTTAATACTTCATTAGTATAAGTGACTTCATAGTCATTACGCTCTGCAAAGTCTAAAAGATATTTGAGAAGACCGATGTATAGAGTCTTACGGTGCAAGTCGAACATACGAATCTTGCCGTCCCACAGTTTAGCTCTGTACTGTGGCGTGAATCGTGCACCTGGCATTTCAAAGGTAAAGAACTCTGAAATTTCCTGAGCTACTCCAGGATCTGTGAATACTCTAATGTGTACTTCGTTTATCTTCTCAATATTAATCATTACGAACCTGCTACAAACTGCTTCCATTGTATAGCATTACGAATCTGCCAATCACGAGATTTAATCTGATTGAGTATCGACTCTAATGCTTCGATCATATTCTTTATATATTCACACTTAATAGTGATCTTGTTTAAGTCAGAATCCCCATCAAGGAATTCTTCCATCTCGTTCTTAAGAGGTTTTACACCTTGCCATTGTTGCCACTTAAGTTCTTCTAGTTCATTCTTTCCCATTTCACCACGATAGTATCGAAACTTTCGAGTGCGTAATAAGTTATAGTCTGTTTGAAGTGCAGACAACTTCATCTTATGTTGAATAAGAAAACGTAGATATTTTGCGTGAAGGTTTGGTGTCTTAACTGATTCGCGATCTAAGCGATCGTCATCAATCTTACAATCAGCATCCCACAAATCGTGTAATTCGTCAAGTGTCATAATAAATCTCCTATGCGATCTATTATATCATAGATCAATAAGATTGTACAATTAAATAAATTTGTAGTAGGTGTATCTGAAAGACGCTGATCCAATTAGATATTGGACGTCTTGATTTGTTGAAGTGAAAGTGATACTTTCAAGACTTTCTGGAACGCAATCAGCAAATTGAATAACTTGGATTGGTTGATTGTTATTACCAAGAATAATCAATGTTGCATCTGAAGATGAACGTGCAACTTCATTTGCACCTAGAATCGGTGCATCATTAATTACTTGAGTGTATTGACTGTTGTTCTCGGGAAAGCCAAGACCTACAATCCAATCGTGAATAGCACGATAGTTACTCATATTCTCATCAACTAGAAATTGTACACGAAGTGTATCAAAATCTATCTGATCACCAGATAATGGAATCTTTGAGAATGGGTTTAACTGAGTTGCTTCAGGAAGAGTGATTGACGGTAAAGAAACTTCTTGACAGAAGAAACTTAATTCAGGCAAGCGTTGAAGCGTAAACATGTATCCATTCGGAGATAATGGATTGATGTTTGCTGGTAGCGGACAGGTGAGAGTTCGTGTAGTCATATTACTATTTATAAACAAAAAAGGGAGACCGAAGTCTCCCTTGAGCAACCCGAGGGTTGAACCACCTTAATTACATAAGGTTGGTAACTGCTACCTTGCGATAGTAGATGTTTGTGCCAGAAGACAAGCTGGTGAATGGGTTTGCAACCATTCCGTAACGAGTTTTAAACCCGATTTTCGGTTGGAATGTTGCTGGGTCAACAGCACGTACTTTCTCTAGTGGAACGTATGGGCAGTAGAATAGACCAGCATCATATGCGGAAGTACCCTTGTAACCAACAACGAAGAATTGTGTTGCGTTAGAAGCGTTAGCATTTGCGCTATATGGATCAACATAAACTTTGTACTTACCGTTTAGAACACCAGCGAAAGTTGTGCTAGATTCGTCAACGTTAAGGTTGTTACCAGCAAGAGCTGGAGCGTAGTCAAGAACACCTGCCATTGCGAGTGCGGATGCAACGTCTGCAGAGCAGATGATGAAGTTACCACGGCCACGACGTGTTGTCTGAGCGATAGCATTTGCTTCACGTTCGATTTGGAACATTAGACCCTTGAACTTCTCAACAGACCAACGGCCGTTAGAATCAACGTCAAGGTCAAAGGTACCTGCAGTTGCTGTACCTGCTTGTGCACCAGTCTTAGCAGCAGCGTAAACTGTACGAACAACTTCACGGTTGATTTCGTTAAGAATTTCTGAAGAAAGAATGTTGCTTAGTTCGCCTTCAGCGTCAAGACCGTGAACTGCCTTAAGGTCTTGTGCTAATTCAACTGTGTATTCTGCACGTAGAGCACGTGTTTTTGCAGTAACAGTTGTCTTCTCGATTGAGAATGCCATTTGACCGAATGCAAGTGAATCACCTAAACCTTCAGCGTTTGCTGTGGTGATACCAGTACCAGTGGTGTAAGAACCATCAACTGGGTTAGAACCAGCGTGTGTACCTGTACCAGAGAAGTCAGTGTCTGCTTCGTTGAAGAGAGCTTCTGTTCCGCCTTGTGTTGCGTACTTGCTCTTCATTGCGAAGATCAAACCTGTTGGTTGTGTCATTGGCTGAACACCAGCGATGTCATAAGCGATCATCTGTGGAGCTGCACGACGTACCATAGCGATTAGAACTGGATCGTAACCTGCCATGTTTGCGTTTGTACCAGCACCGCCAAGAGCAATACCGTCACCGCCAACGTTAGCGATTTCGTTAAGAGCTTGTGCGCCTTCCTTCATTGCACGTTCTTGGTTCTCAAGAAGTTGTGCAGTTACTTGACGACGATAGTCATCTTTAAATGCTGGAGCTTGTGTAGACTCTAGAATCGGAGCCCACTTTTTAACTAATTCTGGACGTGTAGTCATTTTGTTTTTCCTTTGTGGATGTTGTTTATTTGAGTGCTGCTAGGTATTGAGCCATAACTGGATCAACAGTTTTCTGCTCTTCGTCTAGTTGCACAGGTTCATCAGATACTGGAGACTTAACATCTACAGTAGCCTTCTTACCAAAATAATTTTCTTTGATAGTTTGAAGTTTTGTCTTGAAAGAATCAGCATCTTCAAATGCAAGTTCTTCAGCTAAGCCTTTGAACTTTTCTGCATCTGTATCTGCTAAGTCTGCACAAAATTCTCCAATTGAAGAAACACGCTTCATTTCGTTGATCTGCTTAGATAGTTCAACATTAGATGCGAGTTGTTCGTCAAGCTTAGACTTTGTAGTCTGAACTTCTTCTTCCAATTCACCGACTAAGTCGTACTTTTCTGCAGGAACTTCAATGTAGTGTTCCTGGAAGAGATTCTTCATGCCAGCAATAAAGCTTTCCATGATGTCTGTCTTCATACCATTTTCAAGGGCAAGTTCATTATCTGTCATCCACTGCTCAACTACATAGTTGAGATATCCATCAACCTTTTCAACGAGACCCTCTTTGACTTCCTCTACTTGCTCTGCAAGCTTGGACTCAAACTGTTCCTCGATCTTAGCAACTTCTGCCTTGACACGAGTTAAAACAGCAGCTTCAAAAATTGTAGCTGCTTTTGTTTTGAATTCTTCTGTTAATTCTTCGCCGTTAATAAGAGCAGCAACGTCTTCAGAAACGTCAACTGTAATCTCTTCTTTAACTTCCTCAGCTTCTTCTTTCATTGCTTTTTTCTTGTAGCAAGAAGATGCTTCGTCTAGCTCGTATTGAGCTTGTTCTTCTTCAGTGAGAGCCTGAAACTGTTCTGCAGTTAGACCTTCAACTGTAATTTCTTCTGCTTGCAACTTCTTTGACTCTGCAAGAAGTTCAGCAATCTTTTGTTCGATTGACATCGTGTTCTCCTATAACTGGATGAGTTCTATAATTATTTATCTATTTTTTTATTTCAGATTCTTTAGAAAATTCTGAAAAGCCGCGATAGAGGCTTCATTTAATTTCTTAGATGGAGTACGCTGAATAAACTTCTTTGTATCCTCTATCTGTCTTTGCTCAAATTTTCCATCAACAAAAACCCATTCCACAGATTCCATAATGCCTCTTACGAATGCATCAGGTGCTGAAGGGTCGGCGACGATGTCTGCTGCGGTTGACAACATAAAATCGTCTTGAACAACTTGGACACCTTCTTTATTCATTTGAAGGGAACCTAGTGCTCGGCTGGAAACTCCTAGATTTGCTCCGCCGTCTAATAGACCGCGTGCAATATTACCCATAGGTGTTTCCATAATCTTTGCTTTACCAAT